ATGTTAAACCAGATTTTAAGGCTCCTAATTTGTCACCAAAACCTAGTGCTCCAAAATTACCTTGACCGACAAGTTTACCGCCAACTTTGCCCAGACTTCCAATACCGCTCATTAATTTACCAGCACCATAGCCGCCGAGTGCTCCAGATAATGCGCCTTTGAGTCCTTTACCTGCTGCTACATTGGCACCAGCTCCGATTGCTCCAGCTAATACTGGTCCGACTCCTGGAATAAAGTTTGCTAATGGTCCAGCTATAGGTGCTATCTTCTTAACTACTTTTTTAAGGGCCTTACCAATCTTCTTAAAGAAAAATTGTTCTAAGCCAGTCACTGGGTTAAGGCTTGCTATACCCGAACCTACTATCGCTTGTTCTGGATTAATATCAAACTCGTCAAACTTTTTAGCTAACGCTGATTCAAACTGTGCATCTTCTAAAAACTCTGGTGGTATAACCATTTCTCCAGGTCTTAAATGCGCTAACTCTGTATCTGGACCTTCACCGTATTGTTTAAGTTCTTGTACCTCAGCTGCAAGTGGTGATTCTTGTATTGCAAGACCGCGCTCAAGCATAGATTCAAGTATTTGTTTTTCTTCGTCGTTCATGTCCTTAGACACATCATCGACCATCATGTCTATTTCTTGTTCAGATACAGGACCTCTTTGCATCATGTCTTGTGGTGGCATTTGCTCACCTGGACGCATCATCATGTCCTGGACAACTGGACCGCCTTCTTGCAAGCCATATACTCTTTGTAAACTTTGCTCTAATGTATTCATGGTGTACTTACTGTCACTGCTCCTATACTTGTTGTTGCAGAGAGTCCAGTCAAGTAAGTTTGATGTTCATACAGGTTTCTAAACTCTGTACCATCAAAGGCTTGGTGAACCTCTGTCGTTGTGTTAAATATAATGGCTCCTGTGGCAAATTGCAATTCGCTAAGGTCTGTGGAGTTATAGGATTTTATTACGTCTGGATCTACCGATCCTAGGTTAATTTCTAAAATTCTTATTAAGCGATTAAAAGTATCGGCTGTAACATTTTCGCCTACAGCGAGCGGCAACTGAGTTGGAAGTAGTTTACTCATTATCTACGCCCAGACGTTTGAATCTCTACTCTTGTACCACCAAGCCTCCACTTGTAATTTTTTTTATCGTTTTCGGTATTATCATCGTCTGATTCAAAGCGTAAGACAAACTGCCTGGCCCGAGATCTTAAAGAACCGTAAGTAGAACTAGCAGTAATTTTCGTGGTTGAATCAGTTGACAGTGTTTGATTACTAAAGTCTCTTCTTTTAACCACTACATTAATAGCAGGATCTTGGCTGGTGCCTATATCATTAATAAATAAAATATCTGGTAAAATTCTTTTGAGGAAAACAAAGTTATCGCCATCTGCTATGTCAATGTCAGCAGATTCAACAAAAACACCATCCATAGCGCTTGCATCGTTATTAAATCCTTTTTCATGCTCATAGATATATTTCGTAGAATCTGACTCTCCAGCAGCCAAAGGCCTGTCTAACACACCAGCTGCAAGCCAACTATACCTTTCTAAAGATCCTATACTCCAAGATCCTTCTACATAATTAAAAATTGCATACCTAGATATTTCTTCTGTATTATCTGTTAAAGATGGATAAAAAAACCATACTTCTGAAAACTCTTCATTAAGACCAGCAAAACATTTATAGGCTTGCGACTCATTGAGATCTGAAAAAACATAATCTTGCACACTGCAAGGTATTTGTTGAACCGATCCGTTATAAAAGTAAAATCCACTTTTTGACATGTAGTAAACACCTTTTGGTGAATTACAAAAAGCCTTGGGACTAATAAGACCAGATCCCTCATTAATTAAATTAACTGCAAAAGTTAATGGAGGGCCAATAAAATTCATTGAATACAAAGATGTATCTGTCCATATTAAAACTTCTTGCCTGGCCTTTACTCCACCAACAATAGCCGAACCAGAAGATAATCGTAAAGATCCAGCTGTATTGGTTGCTAATGGCTCAAACTCTAATGGGTTTTCTTGATCACTAAACGCGACAAGCATTGGATCTAAAGTTCCTGTTCTTGCTGTTCCTGCATCGTTTAAGGGATCGGCACCTAATACAATCAAATGCCTATCAGTCTCAGATGTTATAGTTTGCAATCCTAGTGTTGGCACTAAATTAGCTCCACTTGTAGTAGCTAATTCAACTGCTCTTGTTTCAAGACCATCGTTTTCAACCCATCTGTATATTCCGCCTCCTCTTGGATTAATAATAAGATCCTCTCCATAATTGTCGTGCGTCCACAATCTTAGTTGGTTAGAAGCTGAAATTGCAGTTGAGGATCCCCAGGCACCAGTGTTCCAGGGACCTACACCCCAACCAGTTGATTCAACATAAAACTCCAATCCAGAATTAATTAGATAGACCGCATCTGTTGCAGATCCACCATTACCAGAGTCACTTGCATTTGCTGTTACTGTAGATCCGCTAGTGTCTTTAGCTGTAATTTCATAGGTGTTGTCACCTGTTACTAAATTTATTTGATATTCTTGGTTAAGGACAGTTGCTATAACATTACCTCCTAAACTAACAGCACTTGAAAAAGTTACAAAATCACCATTTACTGCACCATGACCAGTATCTGTAACTGTAAGTGTAGAAGATCCATTTGTGGCAGCAAAAGTTGCTGCGTTTGTAGTAGTTTTTCTTATTGGTGTAATGTCGTTATAAGCATTACCCTCTTCGATATAATATTTATTGGTAGTTCCCAGGCCAAGGTATTTACTACCTCCTAAAGAAATCCAAGCATGTAATCCCCTGGGGGATCCAACAATAGTGCCTGTAGATAATTTTTCCCAACCACCGATTTTTTCTACGCGACCTTTTCTAAATCTAATTTTGTCGCCATCAACCCAACCACCTTCGTTTGCGTAATCGGTTTCTTCCTTGTTTATTCCAGGCTTAAAATTTATTTTTGATAGCGGCATAATTTAATGTAAACATTGCTACTATTAAGCTAATCTTATAATTGCACCAGTTGCTGTAGCACTTGGGAAAACAATCGTAAAATCTCCAGCTGTAGATGTTTTGTCGCCGCCAAAATCTATAGCTGCAACAGCTTTATCAGAATTTGTGTCATTATAAATAAGACATCCTCTTGCTGTTACGGTTGCGTTACTAAAAGTTAAATCTGCAAAATCACAAATAGCAGTTGTACCAGAAGCTACTGGTGTTACATTTGTTAATGCTGATCCTCCAGAACTATAGTTAGTACCACTGGCCTGTCCAGTTGTTGTAAATGCAGTTGTGCCAGCTCCTAGTGTAGCCGAGCTGGTATACAAAGCTAACTTAAAAGAGTTGCCACTTGATGCTGTAAAGTTGTGAGTGCCCACTAAAAGCTCTTGTTTAAAACTTGTGCATATTGCCGATGTTATTGCCATTATAGCTCCTTTAATATTTTAGCCATGTCGCTGTGGCCTTGTTTTTCTAATAAATTTGCATAAGTCGTATTATGCGACTTTATTGCATTTTTCATACTATGTAAGATTACAGTATAAACTTGATTTTGAAAAGCCAAAGCCTGCTGTTTGATATGCTCTGGTGCAGACTCAGAATAGTCGCATATTTTTTTTGTTGCCTGGGCCGCCCAAAACTCTGGATCATGTCCTTTGTTTTCAGTGGTTGTTACACCCACACTGCCTAACGCAAAATCGCTTTTTACACTCATCCTTTGTAAGGCTCTGGTGGAGCAACGTCTTCATTTATTTTTAAACCATGCTGTTCTAATTGATCATTAATTTCATCGTATGGCCCAATAATAAATTTACCCTCGTGCGGTATTGCAACTAATGGTTTATCTAATCTATGAAAACCGTATAGCTTTTCGGTCGCTGGTACGTTTGAATCTAATACTGTAGATCTACCACTAATACCAATCAGTATGTCAGCTGCCATACACTTGCTAACCCAAAACTCAACACAAGCTCTACCAGCTTCTGCAAAGTGCATGTTTTCTTTGTAAGAAAAATCAATACCAAACAGATCTAACTGTCCTACTTTATTATGCAAGGCAAAAGCTATTGCATAAGCCACTGTATTGTTTAGATATGCACACTTTGTTGAGTTGCAAACATCTTCTAACGGATACATTACTGGGTTTTTTATTCTTGGATCTAATTCGCAAGTATATACAGGTGCATCATTTTCTTGTAAAACCCTACACATTACAGAAGTTTGATGTCCAGCGTCATTACTATCAAAAAATCTACTTGCAGGATCTAACATAAATATTCTATCGCATGGATATGTGGATGCAGCTGAGTTGATACACCAGACCTCGTCCCACTTCCTGCCGTTTTGTAAACCAATAGCAAAATCAACTTGTGATATGCCAAGTCCTATTAGAGCAATTTTCTTGCCCTCTAAGTTTTCTATTACGCTCATTAGCTTACGCTAGAGCGGACTGAATCGTATCTGTATTCGTCGCGTGTTCCACGACCTTCGGATGTATTTTTCATTCTGGCTACCGCCTCCTTAAAGCGTCCCTCTAACTGTGTGATAACGTCAGATGGCTCTTTAAGAAAAATTGCACCCTCAACCAAAGAACCATACAACAAAGCGTCAGAATAGTCTGTAGATAAAAATGTCGTGCCAGAGTCGCTACCAGCAGTCAATGAGACTGGTTTATGTAAATAATGAAGTTCAATCGTATAGTCCGAATCGGGCATAGGTGAAACTTCAAATGCCGCATCATCAAATAATGAGTAATATTTTGGCTTGGCCCTTGTGGTACCAGACGAATATTCCTTAATAAATGAAGGATGTTTAAAGTCTAAGTAATCGTATGTGTCTGAGCTTATTACAGCCAAACTCATAGGAGCATAGAAATCTGTTGGTGTAGCCAAGAATCTGTTACCAGTGGTTAAAGTACCCTGGACGTTTTTTCTTTGTTTTGGTAATTGAACAAAAGAAAATATACGATCCTCAGCTTCTTGGATAAAAGTTGGTAATTCATTTGTAAATGTAGTTTCGGATACTTCCAAATAGTCTTGTATTGCAGTCTTTAGTGTGCTGTATGTAAAACTCATGTTGTCACCGTTACCTCGCCTACGTTTGTTGTCACTGAAAAAGTTGTAAGAACTGTTCCTAGCTTACCGTCTCCAACATTAGTATAAACTAAAAATTTTGAATTATCGTCAGCTTTATCTGGTCTAGCATTTTTTACAGCTTGTGGATCATCTGGCGCTGGCTTTGGTTCTAACTGTGGATGTTTAGGATCCCACTGATCTGGGCCGACTAATAAGCCATCCCAAGTTTTGCGCATGTCCTGGAGTTTATATCTAAAACCAGATATATCACAAATGCCATAAGAAAATTTACCAGATGCGAAAGCCATTATGCGTTGTTATAACTCCTCAGACTAGGCGATACTCTAAATGATGCTCTATCCTCGTCTGTAGATAAAGCTCTTTGGAACTCTTCTTCATATAAACTTTTTAACATACTGGTTCTATCTGGAGCTCTTTTCAATGAAATGTAATAGGCTAGGCCAGCTGCTAAACATGGATAAAACCTAAAGGGCATATCCATGGTATTTGCACCAGCGTCGGCATCATCCATTCTTGTAAGAACATTCATGTAAACCGTATAGGTGCTAGTTTTATCTGGTACGGGCCAAACTGTTAATGTTGGTGTAGTTTGCTTATCAATTAAAAATTGATTTGGCTTACCAGTGCTTGATTTTGTTGTTATGTGTGAATACTCAGCTCTACTTAATCTGGTCATTGAAAGATCTGTTGTTTCGGATCCTTGTGTTTCCCTTATGTAAACGTCCAGAACATCAATTGGAGCTGTAGCATTAGTGCTATCTATATTGTATGTGCTAGTTCCTTGAACCATTGCAACTGTTTTTTCTTTAACAGTCCATTGGTTTAAGCCTCTATTGGCCCACTCTGCAAGCATAAGATTAAGACTTCTGTTTGCGCTTTTAAGATCATAACCAGTACGAAGTTCCAGGCCACAACGCTCAAACGCTTCTTCAACGTAATCCGCTACATCTAATTCAAAGTCTTTGCTTCCAGATAATGCCATAATTACTCTCTATCTTCGTCTGAGGCATACAAATTGTCAAATGTCTTGACTGGATCTGTATAGCTCTCGTGCTGCTCGGCAGAATGGATCCATTGTGATGGTGCAAAATCTGGTGCGCCTTCACCCGTTCTCCATAAAGCTGGATTAGTTGCTCTTACTCTGTTATTCGGTAGAGCCACAAAATTGCCAGTATATTTACCAGCATCCGTCAAATATAACACATGTGACTGTTTATGTTGAGCAGGATCATCTGCTATTGAGTGATCGGTATAATCAACCGTAAACATATATTTTCCCATATAAAACTCACCGTCTATTTTACAATACCAGGGACTTGAGCTGACTCTGTCTAAAGAAACCACGCTATGATGATGGCTTAGACAATCCCAAGGTTGAGCTAAATGATCTTCCATAGGCTTTGGCCACTCTTGCAAAGGAACGTCTGCTATAAGAGCCTGTATTGGCATCCTGGCCCACATTGCTCCTCCGTGTACGTTATCATCTGGATAACCCTCAAAATCGGTTTCACATCCAGTAAAAACTACCTGGAAGGACAAAGATCTATCTGGAATCGTGTTTACTGCTATAACCAAAGCATGTAAATATTCACCATGACCATGTTGATGGTTGGTTGTAAATTCTTTTCGTACCCAGCATTTGAACTGCGGGATATTTGATATTAAATACGCCACCTTATTTAATATTATAAACTAAACTTTGCCGCCTTTAGCTTTGTATTTAGTGCCTTTAACAGCTCCACCTAGTTTCATCATTACTGATTTAGGCATATTACCCATACCAGGATTAGCTTTCATTTCACTCATTAATGCAGCACCACCTTTGGCCATATACTTAGTGCCTTTCATAGCACCGCCGCCTGCTTTATATTTCGTTCCTTTCATTTTAACTCCTTCCAAACAATCCCATGTTTGAACTTTTTATTATCTTACCACCTTTTGCGGCAAAAGTTTTTACATTTGTTGGCTTACCACCAACGCCTTGTTTTTTAGCTCGTTTACGACTTACTGCTGATTTCTTTTCTGACTTGGTCATGCTTGCAGCTTTAGCAGCTGGCACACACTTTGGATATTTGCGTTTAGATCCTTTGGTTTTAGATCTGCCGCATTTGTTAAATCCTCCACCTTTTTTTGGAGATCCAATATCAACCCAATCTTCTTTAAACCATTTGGTCAGACTCATTATTAACTTCTAGGTACTTTGGTCTTCTTGCGCTTGCTTTGCATCATAGCTCCACAGCCTCTGCCCTGGACCATCATTACTTCACCACCGTTACGCATGAAACCCATTTTGTTTCTTACTTTAGTTGGTAACTTTTTAAGTCCTTTATTGTCTGTTGGTATTGGTTTTAATTTACTCATTTCTCCACCTGTTGCAGCTTTTTTGGCACCTTTGTAGCCACCACCGCGTTTTTTATATGTTTTTACTAACCAGGCATTTGCATAAGCACTCGGATACACGTCAAATTTACGTTTAGCCTCAGACTTAACCCTAGAGTACAAACTAGGATTTGTCACATTGCTTGGTGTTTTAGATTTTTTATCTGCCATTTAACACTTCCATCTACGTCTTGCTTGACGTATTCTTGAATTAGGATCATTCCTGGTTTTTGCTGAACTCTTCTTTAATTGTCCTGCGGATCTTGCACAATAAGATTTACGTCTTTTTGCGGCCTTACTTCCTTTTTTAACTTTTCCTGTTACAGCTGTTTTAAGTTTAGATCCAGGATTCTTCTTACGATAAGCAGCAACACCCTTTTTGGTCATTCCCGCTCCACTTTTGGTAGAGCGGTAATTACCGCCTTTGCCTACTGTTTTAGCTATTGGTTTAGCTTTTTTTTTAGGCTTTGTTACCGCCATTCTTAATAGTTTTTATTAAGTACCAATATAATCGAGTAGCTATCGCCACTTGAATGGCTAGTCGTTGTAAAATCAATATCACCAGTAACGCCAGATCCAGCGTTATTAGGGATACCAGAAAATAGATCGTAATATTCATCACCCGTACTATCAGCAGGCAAACCAAGAAGCAGGACATTGGTAGACGCATCAAACTCTAATTTGACGCTCATTCCAACTGTTGCCCAATATATTCTTGCTACCGATACAGAAGTACAAGTTTGCCCTGCGCTATTTTTTGTAAGCGCAGAGACATCTACTTTTTTTACAGCCGACTCACCAGTGCCGTCAGACACATTGGTAAATTTTAAAATCGCGGTTTTCTCACCATCTTGAATGGTTTGTGAAGTTACTGCGTCAGCCATGTTTTACTCCTTAAAGTTCAGTTGAGCTAGTACGTTCTTTTAGAGCGTGTACATAGTCTATTGTCATAGTCTTTGCAGCTGCTGCTCCATTTTGAATACCAAAGCTAACTGTTAATTCTTCATCATCTGGTGCATTAGTGTTGACTACCGTGCCAGCTAATACATTGTTTTGATAAACATGAAACTTTTGATCTTTAGGATTATATAAATAACCAACAGTCATAAAAGTATCATCTGCAACAGCATTTGGTAGATCTAAAGTAGATTGCGTACCATTTTTTTCTACTACAAAAGAAATAGTTGTAGATCCATCACTTTTAATAAAGAAAACACCGTCTGAAACATCTAATGGTGTTGTGTCGGTTATTTGTAAACCGCAAACAATATCAGATTGAGTAGCGTCGTTTGTTTTAAACCTGGAGTAGAATCCGAGTTGTTTTCCAGCTTCATATTTAAAGCCTTCTTTTACAAGTTGTAAAAAGTCCAGATCATTGTCTCCAGCAGCGTTTGTTAGCAATAATAAACCGCCATCGCCATCTGCAAGAGCCTCAGTTGCTGAACCAGTGCCAGCTTCTGTAGTTGTAATAGTCCAATCCGAAGCTAGGTATGTATCAAAATCATTAAAGTAATCGTGATACTTGTGCTTGCTCGGTTGCTTTACGAGTCCTTCGGACCCAGTTGAACTGACGTTGGTAACGCCAGAGGTAAAATGCGTAGTCATAAACAGCCTCCATTTAATGTGCCATTGCGAACACCATGTCCGCAACATTCATAAGTACAGTATCGATAATACCTTTTGGCTGTTATTTGTGCAACTAGGAACCTAGTTTATTAGATCTTGCAGCTGCGCAATAGTGTCAGCTGCATTGGTGTGGAGAATACCTATACCACCTGCATCGATCCAGGCGTTTATGTTTTTAGGCCTGTCGTCAATAAGTACAGAACCAGGTTTTGCATAGGCTGCTTTTTGCTCACCTTTGAATGTACAGGTGATAACGACTCCTGGATCTACATGTTCTCTGATCCAAGTGGTTTTGTCTTGTGCTACTTTTTTTCTATTCAGCTCGCCAGTACAGGTAAGAATCTCCCAGTAAATACCAGTATCTTTAATGCCGTCAATCAGATCTTGCATATCAGTCATAGGCGGCAAATCTTTGAATAGGCCTTTATTACTAAGTGCAATTTTATTGTCGTCATACAAGTTGTCAGTCAAAGGGCCATTCAAATACTTTGGCCCTTGAACGCCCTGGACGAAGTCAGCTAAGACTCCGTCCATGTCAACAAATATTCTATTTATTGGTATCATTAGTGTCCCCAGCCACTAGCTGTTTCGTGTTTTGGTCTACCGTCCCAAAGATCAGCATGAGCAAAGCTGTAAATTTTTAACCCATAAGTTCCAATCTTTTTGGTCATTTTGTCGCCAGCAAACTGATTTTTTTGAGGCATAACATCATTGTATCCTTGATAGCTTTTAGCAATATAACCCTTAATAGGTCTTATTGTTGCCGTAGCTTTTGTTTTGTCTACAATCTGGTAGAAATCAATATTGGTTTGATCATAACCCCAAGATGTATAAAGAATATCACCTACTTTGTACTTGTCTTGGTTTGTTTTGGCTTGTGCTTTTTGTTTTTCTGCCCAGGCTTTTTTGTTTGCGTATTGATTTGCTATACGTTCAAAATACTCTTGAACATAGTTATCTCTTTGTTCAGCAGTTTTGAAGCCATAATAATTGTCATACTTGTTTCTCTTTCCTGCAAACACCATTGCAGTATATTTTGTGCCACACTCCCAATCGTTTACATAAGCCAACGCATCTGTGTTGGGATCTACTATTTTTTTAGCTCCCTTTGGTATATAAAAATCTCTTTTTAAAGTCATTACGCTACCCTCCCGTTTTTATCGTGGCTTGGCCACATGCTTTGGTTGATGATCATATCAACCGTGTTATTATCTAAGCCTTGATCAGTGTTCCAGGCATCAATCTTTGCTTGGTCCCACTTCGCATGATCACCAGCGTTGAAATCAATCAACTCATGGTACCCGCCTTCATAGTCAACCACGGCAACAGTGCCTGGCAAACTAATATCAGTTCCGTCGAACAAGGCAACTCTTTTGCCCTCTGCTTTTTTATTATCAGCAAAGTAATTTATTTTATCTATATCAATCATATAACCCCCTCAGCCTGGATAGGCCATTAATGTGCCAGCATCGTATGGCTCTGCCATCCAACCAGCTTTTGTTAATACTTTCTCCACT